GGACAAGTCCCACTCTGTGCAGCAACCGCATGGAGAATCCTAAAATGAGCATGATGATAACTTTTAAAGTAGACGCTAACCCTGTTGGAAAACAAAGGGCTAGATACGTCAAGAGGGGAAACTTTGTGCAAACTTATACCCCTGAGAAAACTAGAGCCTACGAAACCTTAATTAAAGATGCTGCAATCGAGGCAATGGGTGCATCTGAACCGCTAGAAACCCCTGTGAGCCTTTATCTCTACATTCGAGCGCCAATCCCCGCATCGGCAACCAAAAAGAGACTACAAGCGATTTCTGACGGGTTAGAGAAGCCAACAAAGAAGCCTGACGCAAGTAACATCCTAAAAAGCGTAGAAGATGGCATGAACGGGGTTGTCTACCATGATGATTCGCAGATCATCAACATCCACGTTACGAAGGTTTATTCAAGTCTGCCAGGCGTTGATATATGCGTTAAGGAGTGCCTAGATTAGGGTAAGTCCCTATGGTATTACGCAATCAATTAGGTAAGATTTAATTTTTAACAGGAGTGAATTATGGAAAAAACTTGGGAATTTGACACCACTACAGGTGCAGGTAGCGAAGTGGTTACTGTCGTTTATGAGTATGAAAACGATGGAGAGACAACCTATAACGAGTCCATCAAAGAGATTTGGTTTGAGGGTCGCAATGTCATAGGGCTATTCTCTGACGAGCAATTCAAAGAGATGGAGTGCGAAGCAGCCATGCGATTTCAGCACCACAAACTGAACTACAAAACCGAAGATGTATGAGAAAGCAGACCAAGCGCAAGGTTTGGTCATTGATTGACCCGATCACTCATGCGGTAGTCGGTGCTTCAATCACTCAAAGGGATAAGTTGGACAAGCTCAGAATGATGGAATATTCAGCCCTAGAAGCCATGACCAAGGGACAAGGGACAATCCACGATTGGCGCACCCTTGTTGACGTTTTGAACCTATCCGAAACGATGGCTAGGCACAACATCGGAAAAGATGAAGTTATGCCTGTTTGCCAAAAAGCACAAGACGCATTGCACCAGGCATCCGAACGCTATCAAAACACAAGAAAAATGGGTTTGTCGGGTGAGGGAATCCAAGCGGTAAGGGACTTAATCCAATATGCCGATTTACAACAATCAAGCATTCCAAGGTCAGAATTTGAGAAATACATCCAAAAGACCAAAGACTACATCAGATCAAACGGCAACCTAGTCGTGGAGATAACATGAACGAACCCACCAAAGCCATCCAATACTTAATCGATACCGCCCCTTTGTATGCCAAGAGCAAAGCTGACAGGATGTTTCTCGAAGAGTTTAGAAAATCCCGCAAGGCTCAACTGGCAAGCCAAGCGGGAACAGAAGTTCTTGGCAAACAGGAAACCTTTGCTTATGCTCACCCCGAATATATCCAAATACTTGAGGGAATTAGGGAAGCGGTAGAAAAAGAGGAAACCTATCGTTGGATGATGACCGCAGCGCAAGCCAAAATAGAGGTTTGGAGAACCCAACAATATAGTGCTAGATTAGAAGTAAAAGCAACCCAATAATGCAATCAAAGAATAAAGCTAAACCAACCGCTAGTGAAAGGTTGCATATTGCTAAAATAAAGTTAATGCCATGCATTATCTGTGATTCACCACCACCAAGCGAATGCCACGAGATTAACCAGGGTCAATGGTTTACCTCAATGCCACTTTGTGCAGATTGCCACAGAGGATCGGTGAACGGGATTCACGGGCAGAAAAGACTATGGAACGTCTACAAAATGGATGAGCTTGCAGCACTAAACGAGACAATCCGACTATTGATGGACAATAAAAAGCCCTCTAGAACCGATTTAAACGAGTTTTGAGACGTTTTTTCCAGTAGGTCAATAGTTTGGTAGCATCAGGCAATAAAAAACCCTCCGAAGAGGGTTTGAAGCTAGCGTTTTCCGCTAAGTATTCGGAGGATTAGGGCAACACAAGCATAAATCATGCGTCCTCCAATATTTCAAGGGCTTTTTTCTTGCATTGATTAACTTGTTTTTTGGTTAAACCTTGGGCTATTTGTTCTGCTAAATCACTAGCCATTCGCGCTTTTTCATCAGTTGGGGCGGTAATAGCCAGAATTAAGCATCTAGTTAATATCTCACTTTGAGTTATTGTGTAAGCAATTTCAACTTGTTTCATTTTCTCTCCAATACTAAATGATTATCCCGATAGCATGAATTAAAAGAGGGTGAACCGATTTCAATTTCAACGACATAAATATCACCTCCATATTCATGCCACCAATCATTTGGCATCTGATAATCTTTTGCGTGATTATTTAATCCCTTTTTTAAGTGTTCTCTAGCTAGTGTTTCATTTTCGGCATAAGCTTCAAAATGAAAATTCCAACTATCCAAAATGGCTTTGTAAAATTTCATTCTGTAACCTCTACTTCAAAAGGAATTGAATTATCAATAAATGCTTGTCGGCTATCGTATGGAAGCGCAAAGATAGTGCCAAATTGACGATTAACGGCAGCTTGAACCTCTAAGGGCAAGCGTTTTAATTCAATTTCCGATCCGTCTTTTGCGTCTGTGACGGTAACTTTATCGCCACCAGGCAAGGTGACATATTGAACAGCGGCAATTGAGCCGTGGCTGATTATGTATTTGCTCATGGGTTCACCTTTGAATCACAAAAAACAAATGTGTAGCCCTTGCCATCACTTGAACCGCCATAGCACATATTGGACAAATCCCAAGTAAGTTTGTGTTTTGCAGCCAATGCCTTGACCGCTTCAAAATGCACCAAATGCCCCCATAAGGCATGGTCAAAAGGTACTGTGGCGGACAATCCGCTATCTGTTGTCGCTTTGATTCTTGAGCCTCTAACATTAGAAGCGGGAATGTATTTTGTATGAATTGCTTGCATGATTTACACCTGTTAAAAGTTTGTTGAAAAGAGTTTAAATTGTGATGCTTGGTGCATCTGTACAAATGCACACAATGCGTTCAAATTTTGGAGAGTTTTCTAGTGTGTGGACAATTACATTTCTGCCTGTATGGGTGTAACTTTCAACTCGCATTGAGCGCCCATGAACCTTAATAACTTGCCCAATTTTGTATTGACTTTTAGGAATGAAAGCAAATCGCATATTTACACCTCTGTTGAGTAGTTGAAATGAGAATTAAGCAAAGCCAAAGCATCGACTGTTTTTTGGTCTAGCTTGTAATGGTCTTGAGGGTTAACCGCAAACCTACCGCACTCGCTATAGTTTGGGTTGTAGATTTCCGAACCATTTACTTCTACTGAATAAACGGGTTCGTCATTGTTGTTTCTTGAGAGAATAAAATTCATATTGACACCTATTAAAAAAGTTATTGAGTTGTTAATGCATGGTGATGCGAATTCGGGATGATTCCCAAACCAAGAAACCTGATCTGCGAATCAAAACCTCATCATCACCCTGTCGCATGAGTCGCCCATTGTCAAAATCCAAGACAGTAGCGAACCCTTGAGAGTAATAGTGAGCAATTGCCTCTGCACCACTAGCAAACGTTAAGCTTTCAAGCTTTTGAGTTTTCATATTTACACCTATTAAAAAAGATTTTGATAATCAGCCATGCAAGGGTGCAAGGCACATTTCGTATATCCCGAAATACTGTTCTTTGAGGTAATCTGTTGCTTGTTTCATTGCCTCGTCAAGATTAGGGCTTAGGTCAAGCATATAGTCGCCTTGGTCTAATAATTGGATTGTCCCATCTACCAATAGCAAAACAGACACAAACCCATCGCCATCACAACAGTAGTGACCATAGGAGTAGATTGCCTCCTCCTCGTCCTCATCGACAATATTTCCTCCCGCATAAAATTCCCAACCCTCGAATTCTTGGGGGATAAAAATGTCTGTTGGTTCTTCACAAATCTTGTTTGTATTGTAGACAAGGCATTGACCAAGTCTTGTTTTTTGGATTCTTTGGTTTGTCGTTATGTCGGTATAAATTGCCCTAATGTCTAGGAAATTTACTTGTTGTTTAACCCAATGTTTCATGTTGACACCTATTAAAAGTTGATTTGAGAGAGAGAATTTTAAGATTTAGGGCTTGCCTGGTAAATAAGGGTAAACCCTATGATTTGGCTGCAAGCTTCTATTTGACCAAAATGTCAAAGTAAGCAAGCAAGCCCACACAAAGGGTGAGACCCACTAAGATGGCGGTAAGAATGTCTTTGTGGTTGTCGTTCATGCCCACTCTCCCCAAATCTGATTAATTTTTGCCACAACTTCGTCCCAAGAGTCGGTAGTAAAAGCAACATTAGCGTCCGACTCAATGTCCAACTCTTCGTCATTGATTGGGTTAATGCAAATGGTGAATTGTTTAAAGCCACTCTCCCGACGATTGGGATTAGCGAAGTCTACCCATAGGACAATGTCTTGAGTGGCATTGAGTTGGCTATAGAAGCTTGGGCAAACATCATTCCGATAAGACTTGTCGGTGAAGCCCTCGATAAAAGGGATTTCAAAGTCAAAGGTTGGAAATTCTGATCTGTAGTTCATATTGACACCTATTGAGTTGATAAAAGAGAGGAAAATTTGACCCTCTCATATATATAGCATAACAGAATCGTGCCAACTCTCGTAAGTTGTTGATTCTATTGAACCCTTTAAAACCCTATGAGTACTTACCCTTAGAATTAAAGTATGCAATAATTAAATTAATTCAATTTTTAGGAATATTCCGACAATGGCGAGACCCTCAAGCCCTAACACTAGAAATTTCTTAAGAATCCTCACAGACCCTCAAAGAATCATTTTGTTATCAGCGGGTCAAGGTGATTTAACAAAGGGCTTTGAGAACGTTCTAGACCTGTACCAATGGGCATATAACAAAGGGTTTAGACCAAACATGGATTTGGATTCATTAGGAATCTCGGTAAACAACAGACAACCCTAAACAGAGGATTCAATGGTAAGGGATAGTAAGAGGAATATATAAGGGAACGTATAGGCTAGAACAAATCCAAGTACAACAGAAAAGGTGCTTCGCCCTCTTACACTTTCCCAATGCAAATAAGAATCATTCGCATTTAGACCTGGTTAAATAAACAGTAGGGAAAACCCTGGTGTATGGATAGACAGTACTGGCTGCTTGTACAGTAGTAGAAACCCTTAGGTAGAAACCCTGGGTGTTGTATGGGGGGGGAGGGGGTAGGTAGGGTTGGTAGATATTTGTGGTACACCCCACCCTCAGAAAAAGTGAAATTCCATTCCAAGGAGAACCAATGGAACAATTGAAAAGAGGAAGAGGAAGACCCAAGGGGAGTGTCAAGATGACCATACAGAGGTTTGCTGACAACCCGCCCTTAGTACTGCCTAAGACAGACCACCAGAGGTTGAAGGAGCTTAAAGAGCTGATGATCAGGAGTGGGGGTAAGGATGTTGCTCAGAAGGTAATAGAGATAGCGCTTAATGATGAGCATCCCCATCAATTAGTAGCCCTTAAGATGTGTTTAGATAGGACTCTGCCTGTGAGTATGTTTGAGAAAGACAAGTCTCAACGTAGTTCTGTAACCATCTCAATTACAGGAATTGGTGCTGAACCGACCATAATTGATGAACAACCCCAAGATGTAGAGGCAAAGTATGGCTGATCTCAATTTCTCTCTCTTACCCTGGCAACAAGAAGTTTTTGCTGACAAAACAAGGTTCAAGGTTGTTGCGGCTGGTAGGCGTTGCGGTAAGAGTAGGATGGCTGCTGTAACGCTCTTAATCGAGGGTTTGAAGTGTCCACAGGGGTCTGCCGTACTCTATGTATCCCCAACGATGGGACAGTCTAGACAGATTGTGTGGGACTTACTGTTAGACCTTGGTAGGGACATCATCACGAATAGCCACGTAAACAACCTAGACATTACCCTAATAAACGGAGCAAGAATCTATGTTCGTGGTGCTGATAGACC